AAAGTAGACATAAAATTAAAACTACTTGGACTAGATGAAAATATAATAAATCTTGAAAAACTTGTACACGATATGATAACAACAAAAATAAATACAATGTGGGTTATATATGACAAATTATTAAAAACAAAGAATATTTTAAAAAGTAATAATAAAATAAACAAGAAAGTCTAAGAAAGGAGATATGTATATGTCAATAAGAGCATATAGATTAAATAAAATTGAGTATGAAGTAATGCCAACATTTAATCTTACACATAATGAAAAATTGGTTGATTTTTTAGATTTATTCGGTCAATTATCATGCGACACAGGATTTGTTGATATTAGTGTAGATAAAGTACGTGATGCGTTAGAAAACTATAATGATCTTGAATTAGATCCATACATAATTTCTAATTTTGAAAAAGATTTATTGTGGGCACAGACTAATAAAGAAGATTACATAACATATTATGTTTTCTAAATAAAAAAATAGGAGATGTGTTATGAAATTCGTACAAATTAAAGATGACAATTATGTTAATATTGAAAATATTTCATTTGTGTATTTATTCAAAACCGTAATAGGAGATATAAAAATCATTTATTGGGTTTTTAAAACATCCACATCTGAATTAAAATCAGATTTCTTTGAAACAGAAGAAAATGCAAAAAAATGGTTTGATGAAAATATTGCACCTATTATGTTTAACAAATAAATAAAATATATCATTCTTGATAAATGTGATAGTGTTTAAAATACCGCTAATAAAATATTAGCGGAAAAAGGGGAAATCATAAAATTTCGTGACTAGCACGCTGTTGTCCTTCCGAGCGGAAGGCCAATGCGAAGTATCACATTATATCAAAATAAATTAGAATTAAAAAATAAAAGTATTTTATAAGGAGGGTATTAATGATGAACAGACATGAGTTTGATGAGTTATCAAAAAAAATGAGAGAAAAAATGAAAGAAAGATTTGAAAAAGGAATTGACGATACCAAAAAAGAGTTTAAGAAATACGATAAAAATGATGATTTCTTAAAAGAAAAAGCACCAATAGCAGCTGTTGCTCTTATTGTTGTTGCTGTATTACTATATGTAATATATGCACACTTTGCAAATTCTCCACGACACTTAGCAGGATGTAATGCACAAACTCCTATAGAAAATGCAAAGAAAATACTATATCCAGATATTTTATATTCATCAAAACTAGCGGAAGGATATTCGAAAAACCCATATCTATCTGGATTATACTTCACAGAAAAAGATAGAGAGAATATTAAATTCTTAAATAAATGGTTAACAAAAGACAAAACAGATGCAATAAAGCTTGATGATTTCATAACGTTATCAAAAAATGATGAAGATGGTGTATACGAATGTAATGCATCTATTTATGTCAAATATGGAAAAGATGGAAAATTTCAAAAAATTGGAATGATTCATTATGGTAATAGACTAACAGATGATAAAAAGAAAGTATATACTACAGTATATGAAAACGGAACTGACTACGAGCTTTTAAAAAAATAAAAAAACCTGTTTAAGGAGGTTAAATTGAAAAAAGCGTCGTGGAGGAGTAAAATATTTGTAGTGTTCGTAGTGTTGAATATTATGTTTAACGTTATAAAAAATTATTAGTGAATGTGTAAGAATACATAACACCCCCTTTATATATGATGTTGGATAGGGATTAACCCTATCCAACATTTTTTTTATTTTTTGTCTTTATAGAACAAAATCGAAAAACTCTGAACAAAGACGAAAAAATACAAATATAACTAGGAGGAATATATTATGGATAATATTAAAAATCCTAAAAAGCAATCGACACCACAGGATAAAATAAGATACTGGAACGGCAAAAGTCAGATGGATACATTTTCACCACTACAGAGTGTAGCAAAACTTCTTGAAGATTATATGGAAAAAGAGGATGCACAAGAAAATATTCATGAATCTGAGTATGTAAAATGGTTAAAAGGTGGTAGTTCTATATCTGATTCAAATAGTGCAGATAATACATTAAATGAATTAGAAGAGTCATTATCTACAGAATCAGACGAAGATATTGATGCATTACTTGAAGAAATGAAAAATGAATTAAGTGAAAGCGACGATGACTTTAGTTCAGATGTAGACGGAATTTTTAACGAGTCATTTGATATATCTAAGAATGTTACAGATAACATTTACGACGATATATTAGATGAAAATATGTTTGATGATTTTATTGATGAAACCGATGATATTTTAAATGAAGATGGTGATTTTGATACAGATTTGGATGATGAGTTACTTAATGAAGACTCAGACTTAGATTTCGACAACACAGATGATATTTTAGATGAAGATATTGATGTTTCTGATGATATCGATGATGATGATCTCGATGACGAGGATGACGAAGATAAAGATCTTGAAGATGAAGACGAAATTGATGATGAAGAAGATGAAGATGATGATCTTGACGATAATGGAAATATTAATGATGATGACGAGGATGACGAAGATAAAGATCTTGAAGATGAAGACGAAATTGATGAAGAAGAAGATGATGAAAATGAAGAAGACGAAGAAGATAATATTGAAGAATCATTTTTAGATGAGTTTGACAACGAATCTGATATTATCGAAGAATCTGATGATTTAGATTTCGACGATGTAGATGATATTTTAGATGAAGATATTGATGTTTCTGACGACGATCTTGATATTTTAGATGAAGATATTGATGTTTCTGACGACGATCTTGATATTTTAGATGAAGATATTGATTCTACGTCAGATGATCTTTTTGATACAGATCCACTATTGGAAGATGATTTAATGGATGATGATTTTGACATGCTAACTGAATCTGATGATAGTGATGATGAGGATGATCTTGATGAAGATATAGAGGATGATGAAGACGATGAGGATGAGGATGAAGAAAAAGAAGATGAAAAAGATAAAGCAGAAACTCAGAAAGAAGAAGATATTAATGAATCATTGATAAAAGAGGAAGAACAGATTCTTAACTCAGTTATATCATCAATATCCGATAATATAATGGTAAGTGAAGATACAAACTCTGATGATATATTTGACGAAGATGATTCACTAAACGAAAACACAGATGATGCTAACTCTTCGGAGGAATATGATTTTTAATTAATTTAAAAATATAATGGGTAATGTATACAACAATTACATTACCCATTCCCGCATGTGTATAAATTTTATAATAAATAGGAGGATTTTAAATTATGAAAAAAGATAAAAAAAGAGTAAAAATTCAGATAACTGAACCAGTTGGATTTTCAGGAAGAGTGAATGGTGTATACTTTACAGTGCCTGCAACTATATTTGTTATAGGTGATGAATATATAGAAAATGCAGAAAAAGAACTTAAAGTATTGAAATTTAAATACACAATAGAACCGGTTAATGAACCAGAGCCAAAAACTCATACGCATAAGCATCATCACACAACTCATCATAAGTCATCAAGTAACAAATCATCCACAGAAAATAGTAACGCACACGTAACAAACAAATCATCTGAGACAAAAGTGGAAAAGAAAAATGAGCAAAAAGACTCAAAAGATAACAAAGATAAAAAGTAAAATAGATAACTATGGTTATTTTGGACTTTTTGTTTTATTTACAGAAAAAAATAAATTCTTTACAAATAATGGATGGGATTCAAGTGGTCCCATCCATTATAAGATCAATGCCAGAGTTGTATGATGAAAATGATTTTGAAAATAAAATAAATCAAAATTCAATTTTTAAATTGATATTCTTTCCAGAATTATATACGCAAAATATAAATTATGTATATAAATTAAAAATATTAAATTTATCAGATATAAAATATTTATCAAGACAAATATATGACTATGCATTAGTAACAAAAGGTAATTTTTTTGTATGCAGTTCAACAATTGGTTCGACTGATAATTTACTATTTGAAAATGAGTATACTAATTTTATTACACAAATTGAAAATGGTCATGATCCGAACTCACAAATCGATGTGAGTTCATCATCAAATATATGGATACAACATACTTTTTTATTTTGGAAATTTAAATTAGAAAATAATATCACAATTAGTGATCATATAAATTTATTGGATAGTATTCAAACACATGATACTATCTCACTGGGAATATGTTATGTCTCACTATACGAGCAACTTTATACACTATTAGAAAATAATGTTCAAAGGTTACCATAATGGTTACAGAATTAGATATCGAAAAAATATTAGAATTATTTAAAAAGTACTTTGATAATATTTCGTATAATCAAGGACGTTTAGAAAATCCATCATATTCAATAACCAATGTTTCAAATACAAGTGAAACATTAAATAATTTCACAAAGTACAAAAAATTTTATGATAATGTAATATCTCAGCCATTATACGATACAGATGCAAGCAAAAGTATTTTCGAATTAGTAGGTCAATCATTAGCAGCAAATAAAACAATACTATATGATTTAGAAAATATTTCTAATCCATTTAAAGTTAATAATGACTTACTTGATAATTTATTAAAATCGTTTGGATTTCCTTTTGTAAACTTTAATGAATATACAAAAAGACAAATTCTCTTAAACCTTATAAAAAATTATAAAATTAAAGGCTCATTAACATCTGTAAGAAACATGCTAGACATTATCATAAACGGAAGATTAGACATTAATGAGCTACTATTTGAAAAAGATAAAAATGACGCATACTTTATAGAATATATAAAAGATATAGTACCAGGAAACAATAATATTATTACTCCAGTTAAAGTTGAAATAGAAAAACACACAAGATTGGATCCGCATTGGTATTTAAAACCTGAAGAATTAATGACGTATAAAGTTAATAGAGCAATGTCTCCATACTTTAATGTTAATTTATTTATCAATATGCAATCGAATATATCTGCAATAGATTTATTACGTACATATGCAGTTTTAGATTACCAAAAATATCAGGATGGTAAAACCAATGGAGATATGACAGATTATAATAATACACATACAATAAAAATAGATTTATTACCGGATCCTGTAAATTACTTAGATATTTATGAATTTATACGTTATATTTATACATCATCAAATGAATTAAATAGAGAAGTTCATGATGATCCAAACAGGCGAACATATACATTCAATCCTGTAGATACTGAAAGCGATATAATTATTGATGAATTAAATAACCAATTTAACACCAGATATTGTAATGATTTTGGAACTATAAAATCAAAAATTTCAAATTGTAAATTTAAAAGTGTATTACAACAAATACCTGCAGTAAACTATCCACTGCAAGCTGAAAGTTCAATGTTGAAAATAGATAATCTTGAAGGTGCTGGAATAACATATACAGCAAATAAAATGGTTATACTTGGTGGGAAATTTAAAGATACCGGAGAATACAATACTAATTTATATATAAACGATAGTTATTCATTTAATAATCCTGTATTTAAAATAGATATAGGTTTAAAACTTACAGATGCAATTATAACACCCGGTGTTGCATGTAACAGTATATGTATAACCGGTGGATATAATGAAAATGGCGAAAAGAATTATAAAACATATATTCTAAATTTGGCAAATTATTCATTAACAAGAATCATGGATATAGATCAAACTGTATGGATGAAAGATCCATTCATTGTAACTACACCAACATTAACATATTTAATTTCAAGAAGCGACGAAGATAACTGTAAAGGTGCAATTTATATATGGAATATTTGTAAAAGTTATAAAAAACTATTGGCACTAATAAATCCAAAACATTATGATTTATCAACGATACAGGCATCAACAGATAATAAAAATCGTCTATTTATTTCTATCCGTTCAAAATTAAGTAAAGGCACAAGAATATTAATGTTAGATCCAGACCCAAGATACGAACTATTCTTGGATATAACTGAGTTATTAATAAAAAGAATACATGGTATAAAACGATATGAATTTGCTAAATTAATGAAAAATCATCAGCCTATGGTTTATGCTGAAGGTGATTACTTATATTTAGTGTATGAAGATCAAAATACAAATTTACCAATTTATCACACATTTAAAATTACATACGACGTTTCTGATAATATAAAAGAAAAAATAGTACCAAAATATATTTCTGGAATGTTAATACCATCCAGAATAAGTAAACCATGTTACGAGTATGAAAATACAATTGTTGCTGATCAAGATTTCTGTGGATTAGATTTTTCGAATTATGGATTAGAATTTGTAGATATTGAAACAATGGTTCCACCATCTGGTCCAGATAAAGCAGATGATAATAAATGTATGGAAGGACCGAAAAAATTACTTTACAATCATTTAATGTATGATAAGGATGTCGTATATGACTTAGAAAATACATTCAATAAAAAATATTTCTTTATAGATGTTAAAAATAAAAATACAGGTGAAATTGCATATTACTGGCCACTTATAAAACAATTAGAAATTGCATGTTGTGAAAGCCCTGAACTTAGGGTTTCATATCATGTAAAAGGATTTGGTGGTGACTACTATGATACAAATTGGAAATATGATTTTGACTTTGAACTTGGTATGGGTCATCCAGTTTACGGTAAATTTGAAAATATGGGTGAATATTGTAACAAAACTTTTGCAATACAACCAAGACCATTTAAATATGATACTGATAAAAAATTCGATAGAGAAACTGATCCATATTCATTTGCTACTGATATTTGTAATATTCAGATGGATATTAATCAAAACTATATTTCAAAAACACCATGGACAAAATCTTGTTATTTTTACTTTAATATAGATAAAAAATTAGAATCTATAGGTGCGCATATAAATGTTGGATCATACACATTTGAACATGTATTCGCAATTCACCACGATAAATACGAAAATAACCATTATAGTTATATGATTTATGATGCTGTTTCTGATTATGATATAAAAAATATAATTTCAATCGTTTCATTTAGTGCTTACCCTGATTATGATTTATCAAATCCAAAAATTGCAGAACCTGGCTTTCTCGATAAAATACATGATTTATATGATATAAAAGAAATACCAGAATATATTAGAATCTTAAGCGATACATATAAACAGTATAATATGCTTGAAGGAAATAATGGTGATTTATCAGAAAATTGTAAACGGATATTTATAAACGAAACGAGTAGAAGTAAAATAGTTTTCTGTGAAAAAGATGATGGCACTTATATAAATATTGTAACATTATATCCAAAAATATTGAAAATATTAGCAACATGTAAATTAGAATATTTTCCATCAACTAAACCAACAGATCCAAATTTATCTACTCAGGAAATATGTAGAAAATACTTTGCAAGAGATTTAAAAGAAGATAAATTAGACGATAGATTAAATAAAGTAGAAACTGATCATGATGATTTACCAATGTTTGATGATTATACAGAATTATCAGATTTTGTATACGAAATATCACCGAATAATAAAATGGCAATAGATTCTTCAGTTAATCCCGGAGAAATATTATACAATCTTTTGGTAGCAGCATCACAATTATTTAAAGATGCAAACTTGAACTTATTACAACCAGATACTTTATTTAACAATATTATGGCAGTAACTGATTTGTTTAAACCATATTATTCAAGATTGTTAATGATTTCACCATTTATAGAAATAGCAGATCCTGTTGGTGATTGGGTTGCTATGGAAGATTCAATTAACTTCAATTATTTTAAACGCATGTTATCAAACATTTATCTAGATGATTGTCCATATTATAAAGTATCAGAAATACCACGTGAAAATTTAGATATAAGAGAATCTGACCATTATAAAGTAAAATATGAAGACAAAGATGAAAAACTAAACATTACAGATTCTTCAGATTTTCGTCAACGTTTAAGATTTTTTGAAAAGAGATGGAATATTAGACACATAAAATACGATAAAAATAATGCATATGATGATAGTAATAATATAAATTCAATAATGTATGATGATTTCACATTAACAGTTCATGGTACATTTAGATACGATACAGGATTTAAATATGACACATATGGATTTGCACAAATAAATACAACATAAAAATATATATAACAAAAATATGAAAAAATGAGAACAAATAAAGTAGTAAACTGGAGGTAAAAATATATGAAACCTAAAAAGATAACTATATATGAATCACTTCCAAGAGGTGATTCAATGAATAAAGGATTTGTTGAAGTTTATGCTAAAATAAAAGGTGAAGATAAAAAACTCGTAGCGAAAAGCAATTTAATTGTATACACAGGAAGAGAATGGCTATTGTCAAGAATATTTAATAAAAACAATACAGATTTGTCATACTATAATGATAATAAGGATTGGTTTATTTCATGGATTTCATTCGGTGATGGTGGCGCACCAACTACAGATCCATTAAATCCAAATCCACCATTAAGTACTGATACTGAGTTATGTCATGAGATAGTAATAGGTAACAACACAACATTATATGCAGATGGTGGTAAAAAGAAACCAATTCAGGATTTGTCATTCGTTCAAGATAATGCAAATTCAAATAGATATTTAATTGCACAGGCAAATGTTACGTTAGATGAGACAGAAGCAAACAATATAAATATTAATGAGGCTGGATTATGGATTGCAAATAGTGATAAACCAGAAGCAGATCCAAATAAAGCTGATAAATTCCAACTATTTGCACATGTTACATTTCCATCAATAGTAAAGAGCACTAATTTAGCTCTTCAAATACTATGGTATATATATAGCTAAAAATAACAAGGGAGGGAAGAAATGAATAATGCAATATCACCAGGTGTTTATAGTAAAATAACAGTTTTAGACAGCTATGTTGAACAAGTACCATCAAGTAATGGATTCATATGTATAATTTCTGATAAAGGTGAAGACAGTTCATTACAGTATGTTTCTTCAAAAACAGATTTTATCAAAGAAACCGGAAAACCAAATGTAAACAGATTTAAAAGATGGGCACATGGTTCTCTTATTGGTGAGAGGTTTGTTACAGCATCTCCAAGTTTATACTACATAAGAGTATTGCCAGATGATGCAACATATGCAAACTTAGCATACTGGTTAGTAAAAAGACCTACTGTAAAAATTACTGATGGTGGAAGCGTAGATTTTAATGAACCAAACAACCCAGATATTCAGTGGACATCAGTAAAATATATGGGTGATAATAAAGAATCCATATATGGAGTTGGAACAGCTACAACAAATGAGACATATTTTCAGGAATATAAACTAGAAGGTAGAGTATCATCTATTGAAAATATAACTAAAGAAGATGTAATACCTGATGTTTTTGATGGAAATAGTTTTACATTATTGCCACCAATATATATTCAGGGACAAACTACTGGTGGAGAAACAATAACGTTTAGAATGTATGGTGGAACGGATACAACTGGAAACCATGCAAAACCAACACTTATACCGATTTCTAGATTACCAGGAATAAAAGTTGAACCAACATATATACTTGGAAATGATGGATCATCTATATACAAACTCAAAGCAGAAATAATTACTGATAATACAGATCCACATTGGCAGTATGCATATCCTTATCCTAATGATCCTACAAGAAGAGTTTATGTCAAACCTGAAAAACTAACTACGACATATGATCCTAATAACGATGAAATACCACACAGATTTGTTAAATCTTATGATGGATCAAAAATATATATAATCGAAGTAGATACATCAGATGAAATAGTATTCGTTGATGATACTGCAAGTTATACATATGCACCAGCCGGTGGTCATTACGCATACGAAGAAGTTTATCCATTGTTTATGATAAGAGGTAGAGGTAGAGGAGATTATTATAACAATTATAGAATAAAAGCAAGAATATTGGAAAATTATGATAACAGATTTGAAATCCAGATTTTTGAAAAGAAAGAAGATAATCAATATCACTTAATTGAAACTCCGTATTATGTATCATTCGATCCGGGTGAAACTGATGATAGCGGTGAATCACTATTTATAACGAATATTTTAAATAAATATCCAAATGATATTAGAGTTTATCTTGATGAAGAACATTTCGATGAAACTAAAACCCATATAATGGTAAGTTCCAAACAGATATTTGATGATGCACCATATGTATCACCATACAGAAAAGTTACAGGAACTTACGTTGTTGATGATATAGTATATAAGACAGACGATATTCCAGATGACAACCCGGATATAAAATATTATTTCGTAAAAGATAAAGCACAAGGATATTTATACGATAAACCTTCATATATAATAACACACGCACCATATGACCCAAGTCCATCGTATGATCCATATCATAATACAGAAATAGTTCCTGCTGGTGAACTAATTTATAATAAGAAAGATGGTGAAATGTATATCCATGTTGGATTCGGTAAAATTATAAAGTATGATCCATATATGGAATATACAACAATGAAAACTAAAGACGATGTTATAGACATTGCAGACTATACGTTTGTTAATGCACATCAGTATTTTACGGATGCTGCAGAAGATAGAGACTTGTCAGCAGGTTCACTTGGAACTCTTATTAACCCAGCTACTAATGAAATTGATACTGCAGTTGCAACTAAAATACTAACTAATGCGTATGCAGGAATAACTGATAATAATGTATTGTCTGTTGATAATATATGGTTTGATTTAGTATTTGCAGGTGGATATCCAAGAGATGTAAAAGATAAAGCCGTTGAATTAACTAAACTAAGAAGAGATTGTATAGCTATTCTTGACCTTGATGATAACCTATCTGCAGAAGTTGCACTTAAGAAAAGAAGTGAAATTTATTATTACAATACATGGTATGCTGCACTTTATGAGCCATATAGAAAAATCAGAGAGCCATATAGTGGTAAAGATATATGGGTATCTCCTGTTTATCATACTGCATGGCTAATTGCCATGAATGATAGAATCAATCCTGTATGGTATGCAGTCGCTGGTTTCGAAAGAGGTATGGCTGAAGGAATTAAACAGTTGAGATATAGTCCTAACCAAACAGATAGAGATACATTCTATCTAAATCAGATTAACCCAACTGTTCACTTTAGAGAAGGAACTGTATTGTGGGGTCAGTTAACAGCACATAGAAAACCAGATGCAATGCAAAACCTTAATATAGTAAGAACTGTGCTTTATATAAAGAGAGCATTAGAAAACTATACAAGATACTTTATATTTGATTTGAACGATGTGTATACATGGAAAGAAATTGAGAACGGAATTGCTGCATTCTTAAAAGAAGTTAAAGAAGCAAGAGGACTTTATGATTACAGCGTAAAAGTTTTCGCTGATGAATATATGAGAAGAAAGAAAGAAGCAAGAGCAGCTATAGTTCTTGAACCTATGAGAGATCTTGAGAAACTCTTCTTAGACTTCTACATAAAATAAAACAAGAGTAGTGTAATATCGTAACATGATCTATACCCTACATTTTTTATTTATTTTGTAGGGTATAGGTCTTAAATAATCAAAGGAGGAAACAAAATGATAGGTAATGTACAGAAACCAATTTATAATAACTTATTCACTAGATCGTTCGGTGGTACTACTGAACCAGCTGTAGCAGATCCATTCATAAGTGGGTATGGATTTTTTTATTTTGACAAATTGCCAGATAATCTTCAAAATTATGTAGGAACTATGTCTAATAAAGAAATACAGAAAGCACTATCTGCTCTATGTATAAGGGTTACTCTACCAACTGTAACATTGAATAAAACAACAATCAATGGACTTGGTGGTAAAAAATGGTCATATCCAACAAATATTGATGTAAGTGAACAAGCTACATTAGCATTTGTTGAAGTATCTGGTGCTATAATTAAAAACATAATATCCGGTTGGGTAAATATGATTAGAGATATAAGAACTGGTGCATCACAATTACAAGGACCAGAATATACTAAAACAAAGTATTCTGCAACTGGATATTATATAACAACTAAACCAGATGGAAAAACAATTGAAACTGCAGATTTATTAACTGGTATGTTCCCACAGAAAGATCCATTCGATTCTTTCAACTTAGATATAGCAACAAATGATAAAGTTGAAATAGATGTTGATTTCAACGTAGATAATATTTGGAGAGGATCTGATAACGGTCCAGCTACTGGTCAGAGTTTTGTATCTGGTATGGCAAGTACAATAATTGAAACTATTGGACAAGCAAGAGACGAATTCTTACATTGGAGCGGACAATAATATAAAACTATAAATTTTTGGAATGTGCATACTCTTTTGCACATTCCATATTTTTTATTTTTTTTAGAACAAATCAATAATATAAACAAATTTATTTTAATTTTGTTTGAAGGAGGTTATTATGCCAGCGTCAATGATTAATGCCAAAAAATTGGCTGATGAACATTGGTCATATATTGAATCATTATTGCAAACACATTGTGAGGATTCTGATGTTATCAAAAAAATAAAGTTCCATTATAAGAGTGCATTTATCCATGGGTACAAACATGCAATGGAAGATGAAAATAATAAAATAACAAATTTTGATTCAGACATTAATAAATTAAATTAAAGGAGGAATTTCTTATGGAGCTATCATATGAAGTAATAACACCACAAACTAATGCAAAATATAAAATACAAGCGTTGAGTTACGGTGATGAATTGGACTTAAAATCAGTAGTCGTGGCATCTGAAAGTGGTATTACTAAACAATTTAACAAAGTATTATATAAGACATTATTAGAAAAACCGGATGCTATAAAATCTGAAGATGATTTTTTAAACAATACAACTATAATGGATAGATTAGCTTTAGTTGCTGGATTATATCATATTTCTTATGGAAATGAATATATATCAAAAACACAATGTCCACAATGTGGTAAATTAAATCAAAATAAAATACTTCTTGATAAGCATTCTAAAATGGTTCCCTATGATAAGGGAAAAACACCATTTGATTTTCTTAATCTAAAGGAAATATTTTCTGTACAGGGTATAGATGGAACACCATTAAACTTGGTATTTAAAGCACCAACATTAAGAAAAGAAACATTATTATCAGATACAATAGAAGGTATGGAAATTGATCCGTCTATTATCAATATATTATTATACCTTGATAAGATAACATCAGATAAAGGTGAACTTCTATTGGATAAAAACATCATGGAAATTATAACTATAATTAAAAATCAACCAGCAATGGTAATAAGAAATATGAAGCAAAAACTTGTTGATGTATTTGACAAGTATTATTTTAAAACTGAAATAAAAATTAAATGTAAACATTGTGGTAATATGTATACAGAGGAGTTGGACTTTATTGAACAATTTTTTCGTAACGTCATTCAGGCTTAGTGATATATTAAAATATAGACGTGAGCGATTAGTAACACTGTTCACATTATCATACTACATGAAAATGGATTTTGTAACATTACTAAAAATGCCGATACCGGATTTAAATCAGATATATGAAATATTTGTACAAATAAAAGAAAAAGAAAAATCAGATTCCGAAAACTCAATAGAATTATTAAATTGATAAAAAATTGAGAACAAATACGGTATGATAAAACTAGTAAGATATACTGAAAATTTAGCACCTAACGGTGATTTTTTAACTGTGGAGGATATGGATGCAATAATAGATGCAATAGTGAAAACATTATCCATACCTCGTGGTACATATATTGGAGATCCTGAAGTAGGTTCGGAATTATATAAATATTTATTTGATTTGTCAGATGAGATGACTATTGAAAATATAAAAGCTGAAGTGGAATACAGTCTTGATCAGATTGAAGATCTATACATTAATGCGGTTAATGTATTATATACTAACGATAGAAAAGGTGTAATAATAGAAATAGATGCTTTATTGTACCAGAAAATAAGTAAAAGAGTCTCAATTATAGCAACTAATGAGTATGTTAGTTTGTTGGACGTGAATTAAATAAAGGAGAAGTGATATGTATAATAGTATAAGAAATTATCAGTTTCTTGGAAATTTTCTAGATCTGATTAATCTATACTATAAGTATGAATTCACGTCCATCTTAGTAACATATTATTTGTTTGATAGTGTAAATTCAATATATGATAAAGAAGTTTTACGGTTTGGTGCATACGAAAGAGTTGGAAATTATTCAGGGTATAAATGGATAAAAATAAATTACTTTCCGGTTGCTTATTCACAACAGACTAATCCAAGATTTCAACAAAATAACTACGGTGTAAATACAGCAACTGAAACTCAATGTGTATTTCCAAAAATAAATTTTGAACCAACAGCACTTGATTTAATCTCTTTCTATGTTAATGGAAGTGAAACTACAGATGTATATCAAGTATCATCGTTTGAACAATCATATATAGGAAATAAAGCGCCAATATATAAAGTAATACTAAAGGAACAATACTTTGATTTAAATAATGTCGAACAACAGGTTGAAAGAATATATGCTTACTCAGAGATATCAGATAAAATATATGAACCATTGGATTATAATTTAATAGTTCAAGCTACAACAAAGTTACACACTGTTACAACTGAACTTCAAACTAAAGTTATACAAAATAGTAAGTTTATCTCTATATAAAAAATAAAATAATAGGAGATTTAACATATGGATACTAATACAATAAATACAACAACAAGTAAAAGTATTGTTGACGTTTCAACAAGTAGAGAAGAAATAAGAAAAAAATTACTTGAAGAATATTCGAAGATATTTTTAGTTTCTGGTAAACAATTAGATAACAGTGATAGTGCTTTTAATACATATGTTCTTAACGCTTTATCATATCATTTATCAGATTTATTATACTACACTACATTTCTATATAGAGAATCAACACTTGTAACATCTGAATTACCGGATACTATTCTTAACTGGTCAACTTATTTGGATTATATGCCTAAAAAAGCAGTTCCAGCTAAAGTAAACTTATTAATACAAATGGATCTTGGTGGGCAAGATCAGTTAGTAACAAATCCATCGAGTGGAATTCCTGTTGCAATATCCGCAGTTATTCCAAGGGGGCATAATTTTTATGCCGGAAATAATATCGTTTTTAAATCTAAATATGAGACAAAGATAAGTGTTAATGGTACAGAAATAAGTATTCGTGTAATAAAAGAAGATGGTGAATATTCAGTACCATATAATGTAAATATAGTAAATGATAAAAGTGTCTTATCATTTTTAATAGAAGCAGAGCAATATGAAGAACAGGAATATGAATTTATTATTCCACAATTACAACCATTTGAATATTTTTATAAAAAAATACAGTTACCACATTCTGACGATAACATAGTCGATATAAAAGTATTAGTAAGTGAGCCTGCTATCAGTGATACAAACCATGATGGAGTAATAGACGATGATGATAGAGTATATGAAATATGGCCAGAGAGAAAACTTGCATTATTAACACCAAACGAAAAAGGTTTTGAAGCTATAGTAACAAGTAATGGTGTAGAACTATTATTCGGTAATGGTGCATTTGGAAAACAACCAAAAGGAATATTAAAAGTAATATTAAAAGTAACAAAAGGTGAATCAGGAAATGTAATGGCAGGTACAATTCAACATGGTGACGAGATGATAAGTGACTTTGTAGTTGCATATTCAGTAATAAATACGGAAGAAGCAGAAGGTGGTAGAAACTTTGAAACACTGGATGAAATAAAAAGAAATTCAATTTCATCATTGAAAATGATAAAACGTATAGTTTCCAGAGAGGATTATGTAAATTTACCAGATGTACTAGAAATAGACACAAATATTGTTTCTGAACCTATATTGAAACGTTCTGATCTAACATGTAATGATGTAGATTTGTACCTTGTTATAAATTACAATAAAAAGATAGCATGGACAAATTCTATACCAATAAAATTACCATATGACACAGATGTAGAATTAAAACCACAAACAATATTTAATTATGAAGATAAGGAATGGATATGTCCATTTACAATAAAGACAGACTTAGATAAAAAAGTTGTAAATTACTTTTTTGTAAAACCATTTATTTTATTCACATTTAATACAACATATAAGAAAACAGATCCACAGAACCATGACATTGCAAAATCAATACTGTCAAAATGTTCATCAGAATATTTATCTGAATATGATATGATACAATTTGAATCATATATAGTTGTAACTGATGTAGCATACAATACATTCAGACAAACATTAACGTTAGTATCTCCAAGTGGGAATATTGTCATGGACCCAGATAATACTGAATTTATTGAAAATAATAATATTATGAAATTTACTTATAAAAAATTAAGAAAAGATGTAGAAAATGTTAATAAAATTATAATAACAAATTATGAAACGAATATAAATAGTGGTACAGAAGTTATATCAACACAGTATGAAAGTACAAATGAAATACAGTTTTCATTAAATAATATAACTTACAGTCATATTATAGGTGATAATCCATCAGAATATCTTGGATTAGATGTTCCTGTTTTTGAAAAAACGTACTGGGATGGATTAACAAGAGACGAGCAAAATAAAATACAATTACAAGCAATTTCTGATTTAATACAACGTGTAAATGAACATGATACACGAATGATGAATGTTAATATTTCTGGTAAGTTTGCAAAAACCATTGGTAAAACATACAATATAAAATATTCTGAACCAGATTATTGTGTTGAAGGAATATTTACACAACCTGCTGATATTCCTGATCCAACACTTCAAGAATATAAAGGAAAATTTATAGCAATTTCAGATATAAATGACACAACATATGAATATTACACTTATTCTGGTAATATCTTATTTTCTGATGGAGTAAGATGGGTTCCTAAAAGAGTTGGTAGAGGAACGTTAATAAGAAATAATTTAAATAATTTAATTTATGCAACAGATGGAAGAAGATGGGTATTACCATACTATGATCTACCATTAAAATTTACAATTGAAGTTCATTCAAATGCGATTTCTAATACTCTTGTTGATAAATGTAAAAATTTAGTAGTTGATTATGTTAATAGCCGTGGTATACAAAATAGTATTTATTTATCAAAAATAACAGATTTATTACACAACTTGGATGATGTAAACTATGTTAGAATAATACATCCTGAAACTGATATTATTTATAGAGATCTAATAAAAAATATGAAAAAAGAAGACATGTATTTTTATACTCCGGAATATGTTTACACAACAAAACAAGATGTAGAAATAATACCAATTATAATTTAAAAAAGGAAATTACAAATGAGTGAAATAAATATACAAAAATTAAAATTTGAAATTGATAAACTTATCAATGAACTAGAAATTGATATAAATAACGATCCATGTATGAAATTTATGGTATTAACAAGATATTACAAAATTATAAACTCATATGTTGATGATTCTGAAATATCAAGATTTATGGCAAATATTCCAAGAAAAGATTTCAAATTGATGAAAACAAAACAAACAAGATTTTTAGTTTACATGATTAATTATATTTGTAATAACAATGATAAAAAATTTTCTGAAAAATTAAAATTAGAAACAATTTTAAAAATAATGCACATAACGACAATAATTTATTATAAGTCATATCTAAACAAAAATTTAAAATATTGTGATGAAGCATATATGAACTATACAATTTCAAATATGAGATCACAATTCACAATAAAGAAATATGGTGTGTTTGGTGGTATTAAAAAATTAAATTTTACAGTATTTAATAATCTTATACCTAAATATTTTAAATCCAGATGTACAGATAAAATAGTATTAGTAAATGTTCCATATTATTTAAGAACTTCAGTGGCACAAACATTACGAAGTCTCATAGGAAAATATATAGATCTTAAAAATGGGAAAGTACAACCAAAAATTAAAGATACATCAAGATACGAAGCATTAACTGAAATAGTTTATAATAATATTATGTTATATGGTAACATAAAAAAAGCAAAGTCATGTAATGATGATACGTATGAAAAAATATTAAATATCACATCATTAAACGTTGAATTGGTTAGAAAATCAATTTATGAAGTTATATACACAATGGATAATGTCGAACAAGTATCATATCAAAAAGTAATTGCGAATTTGAAGAAACTACATTATTCTGCAGAAGTATTAAAACAACTTAAAATAGAAGTAACAAACCAAAATTTAGCGTGCTTGGTAAATATTTATCTGGAAATTATAAAGGAGTAAACTAAAAATGATTTTTAATAAAAACAAACCTGAAATAATTTCACTTGATCATGGATTTAAAGCATATGAATGTGAAATATTTTACGAAAAAACGAAAGACTTTGTAAATTACAAACCATGTAGTATGTTTAAAAAGTCCATAGATGATAAACTTGGCTCTATAATACATCTTGTAGTAATAGATGCAACAATATGGACCAAATTTGTGGCGTATTGGAAGAAACGTATGATAAACCTATCGTATGGGTTTTATGATCCAATAAGAAACGAAATTTTCATAAATATTGACATGTGTGGAATAAAGGCAAATAAAAACTGTACAGTTCTATCTTCCATAACATCAAAACAATTAATAAAATTAAGTCAGATTATATCACACGAATTGACACATTATAATTTTCAAAATAATCTATCAAAAGTGATTTCATTAACTCAAAATAAATTAAAACATTTTTACAAGACATATTGGATGAATGTTGTAACACCAGAAATTTATAATCAATTATATAATACTCATTTCCTTTTAACGGTAAACTTAAATAAAAATGCAATAGATCCAATTTATGGAAAAATAGCAACAAATCAAATGAATAGATTTATAAGTATACTTGAAAATATAGAAAATTATTACCCAAATAAAATATTGAATAAAAAGTTATTTGAAGATACAATTGATACCATCAAAGTGATACTAGAAGGAAATATGGTAACTCACAAATCTGTACAAGAACGTATAATACTTGGATATAAATCAATAGTAAATTCATATCCAAAAGGATTATCACTTGGTCAGGAATTAATATTCGCAAGTGAAATATTATCTGTATGCTCTAACATGCCAAATTCTTCGGAAGCTGTACAACTTGTATCTAAAGTAAATCGTTTATAAAAACTATGTGTGGATATTAAAAAACACCACACATAGTTTTTATGTATCTATAATGGTATTTCTATATTAGTATCCATACGTAATATTCTACTATTTCTCATATACTCATCTTCATTTATTGATTTTTCACTATCTACCAGTGATTTTATTGGTCTTCTGAAATAATTATGTGGTGGTTCCTCTTTACCAGAATTATAACCCAATGCGAATAATGTATCATATTTAGAATTTTCATTTTTACCATATTTAAGGTGCATATACGTAGTTGATAATCTTTTACTATGTTTATGTATATTTGAACAATGTCTTTCTTCAAATCTAATATTGAAAAACATATAAAATCTATTTTCTACAGGAGCAAAAATATTTCTCATATTATCAACCATTATTTCACTATTCTTATTTATTGGTACATGGTATTCAAAAACAGAATCAGAATCAGGAAACGATGCTAAAATGTTTGATTCATATATACCACGATCATAAAAATAATTGGTTTTGTATAAATACTCCATATGATATTTATATTCATTTACAAATTCTGAAAATTTTTTATAATCATCTTTGGTTTTAACTTTTGCAGAAACTGGGAAAGGTCTTAATTTATTAAACTGACAAATCTTATGATTCAATCGTTTATCATTTATTACTTTTTTTACTGTATCTGCATATTTAATATTTTCTTCACGTAAAGAATAATTCTTTTTTAAATCTTTCATATCTTTAATTTTAGATCTATTATTCTGAGAGCATATATAAATATTATCGGATTTATCAAGAATAAATTTTTCATCATTTGTGATCTTTAATACAAACTTTAGCATATTTATAGTTCTAACAAATCCACTGAATATGTTTGTATGTGTTTTTCTATCAAGATAAATATATTTATCGTTCTTTGCAAAATCATTTGACATAATATATTCAGAATGTTTAGATTTGCTTTCAAATTCACAATATTTCATATATTCCATATACACGTCATTTCCATCCGGGGAAATATTATCTATGAAATTATGTATAGAAGAAGCAGGTGAAAATTCTTTATAGAAAAAGTTTTTTTCAATTGCATCTTCGTCAGAATCCATCTCTGTATTATTTTCGATTAATTTTGATTTTAGCATTAATAATGCCTTATCTATATAGTGTAAAATTAAATTGTATACAACAGAATTCGGATTCTTATTCATATCAGAAAGATACTCACGATTTACAATTACCATTCTACTTTCATTTCCTTTTAATAAACTATATATACGGAGAAAGTGATTATTTATTTCTGTCTCGACAAAAAGATTTAAAGCATAATACATTTCAGTTTTCTTTTCTGCAAATACTTTAGGATCTATATGTTTTGATTTATCAAATATTGTTTTATAAGTATTATAAATATTTTTTGCAGTTTCATATATTTTGTCGAATGATATAGTTTTTGGGTTATTATCTACTTTTGAATTAAATATATGATGACCTTCAATATACACTGATGGTTTACTTATATAATTTAGATAATCTTTAGAAAAATCAGTAATTGTTATAAACCTGTCTGTTATATCAATTGCAAATGGGTGAAATGTAAATGCTTTCATTCTGTTTATAAATTTCATTTTTGTTTTTTTCTTTTTCTTTGAACGTAAACCTTTCTTTTCATCATCTACAAATCTTGTAATTATAGGAGTTGTAACCGATCTCTTTTTTAGATTGTACCCAGTAACTTCTAGAATATCCAACTTTGTATTGTATTCAAATACAATTTTATTTACAGTAGATATCTTGCTTGCATACACATAAAAGCTTTTTTCATCAAGAGTTTCAGAATCTATAGCTGATACATTTCCAACATTTTGTATTCCTTTTACAAACATTAGAACTGTTTCACGTTTGTCATCATTTTTTCTTGATTTACCATCATTATTAGAAACAAAATTTATTGTAATAGCTCTTAATCTTTCAGCTTCTGTTAGATTCTTTGTATATTTGTTTCTTTTAGCTAATACAAATTTTTCTTTATTTGTTTTCTTATCCTTCTTTAAAGATACAGGTATTAACGTTATTACTTTTGGTACAGTTAGTTTGAATACTGGATATGAAAATAAATCTTTTTCATTAACGTGTTTTATTCCACCTTTTAACTCTATCATATCATGAACATCACCAGCTGCATTTAATAATAAATGAATAGATAATTTTCTGTATGCTGCATATAATTCAATTAATATATCTTCTAGTTCATCTTTTTTAGATTTTATTTTCTGTATTATTTCCATATTCGTTTTTGTAAGATTTCTTTTTATATTATCAAGTTTTCGTAGTGATGGATCAGATGCAATATCACATGCAATAAATCTATCCATAATTGTAATACCGAGTAATGCATTTATTCTTTTTTCAAATCTAATATATACATTTCTAAAGTTATTATAGCTATGCATATATCCAACAATTCTATCTTTTATATTTTTTTCATATTCATCTGTTTCATCGAAGAAAAATCTAAAGATCTCTTTATGTGTGTATGTTTTCATTTATGCCTCCTTCTTACCATACATTTTACACTTTTTAATTTTCAAAAATAAAATCATTCCGATTCATTTTTGTTCAGTAAAAATATTATCATACTTTTTGTGTATATTCAAATAATTTATTTTAAAAAATATTGTTATTTTATATGACTATTTTTTATTTTTATGTGTAAATATTTTTCATAAAATAAATAAACCACAAAATTCACTTTCTTTAAAAAATTGTTCATTTTATATTATTTTTTCGATAAATGTTTTTATAACAACAAATATACTTTTAAATCTCAAAAATACTGAAATTCTATAAAATGAGAATATTTAAAATTATAATATCCTGTCAAAAACTACATGTTTTAATATTTTTTACTATTTTTGCGTTTTTACCGCTAAAATAACAATAACAATATATTGGTCTCAATTGTCTGTACATTACTAGAACAAATTATATACTAATTATGAAATAATTATCAGAAATCAAACTTAATCGAATTATAATTCTATTAATGTTAATTGTCAATGTCGTACGATAACAAAACCATCATTTATGTGTGAACCGACGTGCGACCACAAAGGAGCACGTCGAGTTCAACACAATTGTTACCACAATATTTCACGAATTTAAATTAACACAAATATTTATCACATCACAGAATTCTTTAATTTAAGATTTCTGGAAATACAATAACAATTTATAAATATCTATAATTTTTTGTTACCATAAAGAATAATGAATGGTAATTAACCACTAATAGAATACTGAAACAGCGGAAGTGCCGGTAAAGGATGGTGACCAATTAACGGTAATTTTAAAAAACAGAAGTGATCGTTTTTTATCGAAAAAAATCTTGACATTTAAGAAAAATGTATTATACTACTCCGTAAGGAGGGGTTTATCCAAAAATTGATATTAAATAATTAATATCAATTTATTGCAATACTTACTTTGCCGGTTATATATCGAACTATTAATCAAACATGTTATATTTCACAAATACATATTAATTTAATTAACCAAAATACATAGATCGATAATTTTTGTTACATAATAACAGTAATTGTAAATATAAGTTGAAAAATTTAAGAACAAAAATATGCAGTGTATTGAATACAATAAACAAAAAGGAGTAATATAAATTGTTGAATGATATTCGTGATGAAATTGATTATAGAGTAGAAGCTTCACCACGTTTACATGCGGCTACAAATATAACCAAACAATTCGCAACATCAATATCTCAATCATTAGATGTTAATAAAACTGATTTAGTTTTAAATGCTGTTGCAAGTATTAATCCACTTTTAGCTGCTGTATCTCATGGGTTGAATGAAAACAGTGCGGAAATTAGTGATAATTTTAAAACACTTATAACTGGAAATAGAAAACAAGAAGAAATATTATCACAACAAACTGAGTTATTAAATGATCAAACAGGAAGTTTAGATAATATAGAAAGCTATACAAAGGCGGCTGAAGAAAGTTTAGATGAGTTAGAAAAAAGTGTAACACTACAACAAAAAACATTAGATCATTCAGTTAAAAATTTAAATACGATAAATAAACAGGTTTTAAAACAAGATGAAAGTATACGTATGTTAAGTAAAAAACCTGTGTCGTTAGATAATAAAACAATAAATATGCTAAAACAACAACACAAAGAGCAATATTACAAATTGGATGAAATTTCTAAACAAGTGAAAACTACTAATAAATACCAAAAAGGTATGACGAGTAAATTTGCTGCTTCATTATTACTTTCCGGAGCTATCATTAAAATACTATATTCTTTGGGAATGTTAAAAGAATTAAAAGAAAGCGTGGTATCTTTGTTTAAAAAATACAAAGAAAACCCAAACGAACAACATGAAGAAAGTAAAAGTATTGTAGAAGATATAGTAAAAGGTGTTGCACATACTACAAATAAAGTTGAAAAATCAAATGCATATACCTCAGCGACTGAATCATTAAATAAAATAAAAGAATCTGAGGTTTATAATAAAAGTATTAATACTGTAAATGAAATTAAGGGAAACGTTATCAATAAGAAAGACGAACTAATTGAAAAGCATTCTGATAAAATTGAAAAGATAAAGGAAAGTGAATTATTTAAAGATTTATCGTTTTTAACGAAAGAAGCTAAAAAATTAAATAAATCATTGGATGAGAAATTAGCAGAAATACGTACAAAAGATGATTTGATAAAAATAAAGGATGATATACAGAATAAAGTTATCAATTTATATCAGACACAAAAAGTTGATCAGTTAAACGTTATAAAACGTGTAAACGAATATAATGAATATATTAAAAATAAATATGATAATTTATCAAAAGAAGTACAAGAATTTAAATCCAAAGAAGACTTCTTTGGTGATAATGAATACAAATATAAATTGATAAATAATGTTTCAGTAATTTCAAAGAGTAAAAGTGAAGAAATAAAACAGATTTTAGAAAAAGTTAAAAATGATGAAATTGAATTTGAAGATGCTAAAAGTAAAATAGTATCTGAACTTGATGATTTAAAGAAAACGGAAACTATATATGTTGAAAAAGTTAAAACTTCTATAAAAGAAATAAACGGTACAATAATTAATAATATTTCAGATATAAAAGAAGAATTGAAAAATGCTGAATCTAAGGAAGATATCAAAAATATAATTAATAGAAAAGTTAATGAAACATCATCAACAATAAGTGAAAGTTCTGCATATAAAACATTAGAAAGTGTTCGTGCTAAAACTAACTCATTTTTGACAAATGATGAAGGTAAGAATGTTCTTGATAAATCATATATTAAAACTGCAAGTGAAACTATTTTACCATTTTTGAATAGTAGTCTTGCTGGTAATTTTTCATTATTCAAGAATTTTTTGAAAGGCGATTATAAATCTATTGGAAAATCACTTATTTATTTTACACCACTTGGTCCAGCAGTTGTTGCATATGATACCGGAAAAGTTGTAAAAGAATTTGTAAGTAAAAAAATTAAATCGGGTAAATCAAAGCAATCTACATTAGAAGTAGAGGAAAAAGATTTACAACAACAATCTATTTCTGATGTTGAGGAACAATCAAAAGCAAATAAAAATATAATAGAGAAAACAAAAGAAAGTATTGATGATAAAGTTGAAAATATAAAGAATGATTCGCAAAATATAATGCAGAATGGTGTATCTATAATTGAAGATCAAGTAGATGTTATAAAAGATTCATTTGAAAAAACAAAGTCTCTGAAAGGAATGATAGAGTTATCATTATTTTCATTAAAACAACAGTATAATAAAAAATATCAGAAAGAATATGCTAAAGATGTACAATATGATAAATTTTTAGCAAAAACAGTTGCAGACATGGCAGTTACATTGAGTCCAACATTAATGATGTCAGAAGGTTTATCTCAGAGAAGTATTTCAAAAATTGCATGGGGATTTATTGGTAAACACATGCCATTATTGTATCATACAATAAATATTCCGTTTTTACTTGGTAGAACTGTTGCTAGAACTATAATTAATTCACCTTCTATTATAAAGAAACTTGCATTTACAGTTATGAATGATGTTGGACAAACAATTAAATTGATTAGTATGGGTACAAGAACTGTAATTTCTTTTGCATTAAAAACACCAAGTATGGTAATGAAACTATCTAAATTTATATATAAACCAATTGAAAGTATTTTTAAAGGTGTAGGTGGTTTAATTTCACAAACTAAAGAAAGTGGGTTAACAGGTGCAAAATCTTGGTTAAATAATACGTTTTTTAATATTACAGATAAAATTTCTAATTTATTCAGAGTATCAGATTACGGTAAAGCTTTTAAAGATTTGATTTTTAATCCAATAAAGGGCGAAGCTAAGGAATGGAAAAACTTAATTTCAGGAACTGCTAAAGGAGTAGCCGGAACAACATCAAAAATAACATCAGGTGTTACAACAGTTGCTAAAAGTGGTGCAAAAACTGTAGGATCATTACTGTTACCTGGTTTATTTGAAACATCAATAGAAGAAGAGAAAATGAAGATTGATAAAGATAATAATAAGCAGCTCAAGATAATTGCAGAGAATATTAAAGAAGATACTAAATTGAATGAAAAACAAAAAGATAATACTGAATCATTAAATAATAGAATATTGAATATGGAAAAAATGCGTGAGAAACGTGATAAGGCTGTTAGATCATTATTAGAATTTCAGAATAAGTTGACAGGAAAGATGTCCAAGGGTTTATCATCTTTGAAAAAGAAATTTTTTGAATATGTAACGTGGCAAAAAATAAAGGGAATATTTTCTACTATAGGTGGCTTTGTTGGTGGCATAACTGGAGCAATAAAGAACGCTATTGTTGCAGGTATCACAATAGCATTACCTAAATTAATTTCTAAAATTAAAGCTTTTCTTGGTTTTGGTTCTAAAGCTGAAAAGACAGTAGAAGCTGCTGCTAAAACTGCAAAAGCTGCAGAAGCAATTAAACATACTTCAACAGTGACAAATATTACAAGTAAGGCTAGTGATGTTGTAAAAGGATTTGATATTACTGGTAAAGTTGCACAAGGTACAAATCTAGCAGGTAAAGCTGCTAATGTTATTAAAGATACGTCATTTATAGGAAATGTATTAGGTAATGCTGGTAAAATTTTAGGTACTGTGGGAAGTGGTGCATTAAAAGTTGCAGGAAAAGTAGCTTTACCTTTAACTGCATTACTTGGAGCTTATGGTGCAACAAAAGAGTGGTCAAAAACTGATTATTCAAGTAAAGAGGCATTACAAAAATACATAGCTCAACAAGATAAAGAATTTTCTAAACATGGTTTATTGTGGCATATTGGTGATGCTATTTGGGATCCAAAGCATTTAGGAAAATATATAACATATGGTGGAAATAAATTATATGCAGCAGCTTGGAATTTAAAAGATAAGCTATTTGGTAATAACTCATCAGAAAATAAAATTGAAAAAGTTTCTTCTGAAAATGGTCAAATTAATGAAAAAGCAGTAAATAAAGTAGAAACGAAACATGAAAATGTATTTGATACTATAAAAACAGGAATGGAGAATGTTGCTAAATACACACCATATGGATTAGTTTATAATTATTTGAAAGATAAAATATTTAATAATGATAATAAACACAATGAAAAATCTGAAAATGTTGATAAAAGTAAAGAAATATTACCAACAAATAAAATTAAATCAGAAGAGTTAAAAATGCTTGAAACAGATACAAGTATTGCAGATAAGTTTGATGAAATTATAGAAACGATTGATAAATATATAGATGAAATAAAAGAATCTACTGTACAGACTGCAAATACATTTAAGCAAACTTCAGCTTCAGTTATTAACAATATTAACAACAGTAGTGTTGTTAATAATAATGGTGGTAATAACGATTCTTCAGATGGAGAGAAAATGGCAGAAATGCTAAATATTAGATTTAAGCGAATGCGAGAGTATGAATTAAAGATATAACAATTTTATTATTTTTTTTTATTTTACGTGTTGTTGTACAATAACTACATATATAATATTTTGAATAACGAAGCAAATAGGCAAATACGCATCTATCATCAATAAAAGGAAAAGAGTTATTTCAACACAAATGTTGTGTTGGTTAAATTTTTATAGATCTTACGTTTTTTTTCGATTTAGTATCGTTTCAATACAAATGTTGTGTTGGTTAAATCTAAACAATTGGGAGGTTGTTATGATGTTATTAATTGATTTTCTGGATATTTTAAAGAGAAAATATCCACTTTTTGATTTAGAAATGGAGTTCAAAAATGCAAAACATTATTATAAAGTTAGCTCTATTAGAGAAGTCGCCGAAAAAATGTTTGACGTATTCATATTATTATGAAATGCCAAGTAAAGATGAAGGTTATAATGCTTACATCGGAAAAGAAGGAAAACAAAATATTCTCGTTTATAAGAAATTGACAAACATCTACTGTCTTCCAACATATGATGTAACGAGAATAGTTTTTGTACTTCCCAAATGTTTACCTAAAGAAGAAATAGATAAATTTTTGTATAAAGTCGATTTAACGTCCCATAATTTATATCGTATTAAAAAATCTATAGATAGCTTTGTAAATCGACTTTTATCAGAATGGAGGTGGGATAATAACTTAAAAAAAATAGTGGACGCTATAATTGAAAGGAGGTTTGAGGAAGCAACCTCATTATTTAAAAATATAATTACAGAAAAAAATGGCATTGGAATTCCTGGTGCTTTTGTTTCATTACCATCATGTGTTTTCAAAATACCACAGATAAGTATAAATACCAACGTAGCTTTTATAATAGGCCATATAATTAAAATTATTAATTCAATGGCCGATTATAAAAAAAATAAAGCGTTGGTAGATTTTTTCCTGTATAAGGAAGAAAAGGAATTTTATGAATAAATCTTAAGCAAAAAAATAATAAAATAAAAGAAATAAAAATTTCTTAGGAGGCATAAGATGAATCTGTCTCAATTCAGGATACTTAATGCAATAATGAATTCATTAAAGATGTCAACTGATATTGACATCATATCACACGAAAGTGTTTTCTATAAGATTTCTGGGAGAAACTTTCAGAAACCTTATAAAGTCAACATAGAAACTCCCATAATTTGGTGTGACCCAGAGGAGGAGTTTCTATTTGCGAGAAACAGAAAATACAGTATGCTCTTCTTCGAGAGAGGGAATATACCTATGTTGGCAGGAGAACTTTTGCCGGGCACAATACAGGCATTGTGCCCGGCAAAAAAAGTAATTGACATTTTTAGACCAGTTGAGGAGATGCTCCCTAACTGGGCTAAAAAAGGGAATCCGTTTTGGGTTGTGTTTAGTTACCCAAAGTGGTTGGACCATAATATCGATGAGTATGGAGTCAGATTTAGGTCTGACCTACTCGTTGTGAGATACAAGCAGGTAGAACCTGACTTCTGGCTTCCTAAAGTATTTCTCAAAGAAAATGGGGTAGAAAATGACTTGGAGGACTGTTAATTCCAGTCCCTTTCTATCCCTAAAAGAAAAAAATGAATGTTAATGGAGGTGTAAAGTGGATAATAAATTACAGAAAATTAATGGCCTCTTAAAAGAAGAGGCAGAGTCAATTATTGGAAGTGTTGAGGTATATGATAATATAATCTTTTTTAGAGGAACGGGTCTATATTTAGCCCTAAAAACTTATGGGTATCTTCGACAAGGACATTCAATTATCTATACCATATTTAAAGAAAATGAAATTGAAGAATCAATTGATAGACTTAAAAATCTTATCTTATATTTTTTGAAGACGAGGAATAGATGGGAAGAAGTCTATTTCTATGAAAGCAGTGCATCCGACGCAACATCTGCATATTTCTGTTTGGATCAGTATCCTGGAAATATGATGTTCAGTCTGCAAGTAGACGGTTCACTTAATGACTACTTTGTCTCAATATTAAAAGAATTAAACAGATTAAAAATAATAGAATTTTCTAGTTCTGAGGAGCGAAGAGGTTCTATTAAGCCGGATGAATTTATAAAAATATTATGCTTTTTGTTGCGTAAGCTCAAAAAGTTTAAAATCAACAGGGAAAAGCAACTTTGTTGTATAATCGACGACATAAAAAAACCGCTAGATATAGAGGAAATTAAAAAAGCAACTGAGTCCGGCGTCATTAGTAAAAAATGCCTTAATGATATTATATAAAATCTGCTTAATTTGATATTGTGTCCGTTAAATGCACAACGGGTTAAAGGTGCGAATATCAAAATGTCTATTCCAATACAAATATTGTGCCGGAAGGTATAGTAAAGGATCAGACATATATCTGATCCTTTACTTGTTATATTAATATAATTAATTTTGTTGTAATAACAATGAGGGGGTATTATTATGAAAGTTGATATCGTAGTCACAAGACATCCTGCAACTGTTGAGTTGCTGCGGGAAAATGGGATCGATGTTGATAATGCAAAAGTCGTAACTCATACAACTTCAGATGAAGTTCGTGGGAAGGTTGTCGCTGGTGTACTTCCTCTGTCGTTAGCATCTGAGTGTAAAGCTGTGATTGTAGCAGATCTAAAACTCAGTTCGGATGATAGGGGAAAAGAATTAAACCTTGACGAACTTCGGAAGAGGTTTATTGGGTTAAGCATCTACAAAGTAAATAAGATTTAATTGAAGTTTTTAGTAGTGTGTATGAAAAATATTTTTCATACACACTACTATTCATAACAATAAATTATTTTTATTTTTTTTGTATAAGAAATACAATTTAATATATGATTGATTTAATCAAGAGGTTTAATATTATGATAAAAGTATATTCCAAAAATGAATTGCGTGAATATGTTGAAAAATTAAGTGTGAATTCTATATCTAAAGAAGAATTTGAAAATATTGATATTTCCAATGTAACAGATTTAGATTGGTTGTTTTTTGGATTTAAGTATGATAATATTGATTCTGATATAGATTTATCTAATTGGGATACATCTAATGTTATTAGTATGAATTATACATTTGATTCTTGTTATTCAAATATTATTATTGAAAATATCGATGTATCTAATGTTAAATATATGAGATGGACGTTTGGTTCTTCGTTTATTAAAAATCAAAATTTATCGAAATGGAAAACATTATCACTTATTGATATTTCTGGTATTTTTTATAATTCAAATATTGAATGTGATTTGTCAAATTGGTTTACAAAAAATATACAATATATTGATTATGCATTTATGCACTCAGGTAAAATCACAGGATTGTCGAAATGGAAAATTGAAAAATTAATTTCAGCAAAACGAGCTTTTAATCATTCAAAAATAGAATGTAATTTATCAAAATGGATTATTACTCATTTAAGAGATGATCTTGATGATGTTTTTGATGGATCATTGATGGATATTCCTTCTGAATGGAAAATTCAAAAAATTGTTTCATCATAAAAATATAGTTATAAAGGAAGAGAGGTATTTATGAAAAATATAATTGTTGATGAGTCATCTATGTACGATTCTAGTCAATATGACTCGAATGGGTTCTATGTTGTGAATGATCGGTATATAGTATTGGTTATAAAAGAAAAATCAAGTGTTTTATTAATTGGTGATTATACAGAAATTACTGCGTTTTTGATTACAAAACTTGCAGTAGAAGAAGTTGAAAGTGTTTATGGTATTGATTTTACACAGTTTAAATCTTTATCTGTCGAAACTAAAATTCCGATGAACGATGTATTAAAAATAATTGCCATATCTAAAGATCCTCATATTATAAAAAATATTATATCAACCGAAAATAGTGAGCATACTGATAATAATTAAAATTATTTAAGATTCAATATATTTAAATATAAAGTGGAGGTTATTTGTTATGCTGGATAGAAAAACAATTAGATGTTGTACACACACATATTATTTTTTGGGTATTGATGCAAATAATACCGAATATTTTCTTGAAGAACCATCATGGGATTGTAACTGGTATTGGGGATTTGGATATATTGAAACATTTAATGAGAATTTTACAGACATACTAAGCCACCAGCACGCTACAGATTTTTATCCGGAATGGGTACTAAAAGATAATAGTATTCTAGTTGAAACACCGTTTACAGAAAAAGAACAATGGTGGTTATCAGAGTATTTTAATCAATTTTATTTGTTTAAAAAAATAAGTGAATACTATTATGTTGGACATACTGGAATTTCAAGCGTTTATAATAAACATATCAGTAAAAAAAAGTGGAAGGAAATAAATAATTTTTTAAAAACTGAAATTATAGATAATATTATTAAAATTGTTAAAGGAGAGTATAATATAAAAAAGAAGAACTTTAGTAGTAGAGAAAAATTTGATAACTTTATGGATAAATATAGTAATTCTGTAATTGAATATAATGTGAAAAACCAAAATGAT